GGTATTAAGTAGGTCAGGTAACATGCTTACAATTCGCAGGATAAACCCTGCTGTTGTGGGGTATATACCCCGAGTTTGTTGAGAACAACGTCTCAACGGCGTTTGTTGCGGTGTCGACCTCGTGTTAAAACGAGGGCAGCACCAAGACTTATCTCTGTTGGAGACAGTCCACTCGCGCTAAGCGAGTTAGTTGACGGCATGAAGGCTCTTCGTTTATACGAAGACTCAGACACGACCGGCAATGTTCTCGCTATGGGGTCTATTGGGTAAGGCTGGAGCGGATACACGGGCAGACAAGTCTGCTCGAAATACACGTTTCTAGTGCGCCTAATAGACCACAGAGCTCTACGTATGTTTATCTGAGGTTCCATGTTACTAACTTTGAATTGATCGAGCCATCGGGAAACCCCGAGAACCCAATCAACTACAAAGGACCAGGGTATTGCATTCCAGACTATTTTGGGATCAAGGTTGATCCCGATTTCGTCAAGAAGAGACAATAAGAGAGCATGCTCTCTCTGGTATTGAGTATAGTTGTAATTATACTCAATTTCGACATGGAATACGGACGGATTATTCCGAACGATACGAGTAAGGTAGTACTTGGACCATAGGGTACCGGGATTCCAGGTCTCATAAGAGATTCCTGAAGTCGGTAACCCATAGTACTCGAAACTATCTTCTCGTCCGTCGGGGTACTCCGACCACGAGTAGGTGAAATGCCTACGTTGTGGTTGTCCCGCACCGTTGACAAGGTGATTTACACGCTTTTCAACGTTGCGTACCGCGGTATATAAACCGCGGATGTCAGAAAGAAGAGGCATGACGTTGAACTTCGCTTGAAGATAACCATCTGCCCCTCCACGGAACCAAGAACGAAGCGTAGCTCGAGGATTTACAACGAGATTACGAATCGCTCTAAGTGTACGCGGTAAGGAAGCAAAGTCTCTCAATTCCAGAGCGGAATTGATCGAACTTAGCTCTTGTTTTACCTCAGGAAGTATGGAATTTAATCCACGCTCGATGAGTTTATCCAAGACTGCGGGATCAGGACAAACCTGATCTTCAGTTTCTTCCACGTACGGGTCGTGCATGCCTTCGACAGGCATTTGCGGCTCTCCGAATGGAGACGCGAACTCATTGGTTGGATGCCAACCAGTGACACCGAATCGGCCGATAGTATTCTGACTTTTCCATATGTGTGGATAATAATCCACCCACTGAAAGAAGCTAGGAATATATCCGCCAGGGGCAGTATCAGAACGAAACGACTTGTAATGGTCGAAATCGTTCCAATTCTGCTTAGAACTGACGGTGGGGTCTCGCCGTATAATCTCATGTTGGTAAACAAACCCAACAGGAGTATATAATGTATGAGCAACCCCATCTCCATTCTCGGTGTGTTCCGCACCAGGTTCATGAACTGAATAGGCGCAAGCCCAATCAATAAAGAACGGTGCGGCTGCATCTGTACTTCGCGTTGTACGCTCCACTGACATACGTAATGGATTGCGATCGTT